GTTGCTGCAAGTTTATCGCCAGCCTCAAGATTAACTGCCTTGTCTATGACTAAGGTTGAATCCGCTGCAACTGGAATAGTTTTGCCTATGTATCTGTAAGTTGTTCCACCGTCTACCGTTTGCTCCAAAGAAGCATTAACTGAGTTAGTGCCATCTATGTTTGATAAGTAAACTGCGTTTACAACCGCTTGTGTTGCTGAGGGGCAAACATAAACCTCTGTTCTAGTAGTTCCTACTGCGACCCCTGCGTTTTTGAAAGTATTAGCCATATTAGCCTCCTAATGCTAGGGCCATTGCTGCTGCGTTATCTACTGGGTCTTGCCAATCCACACCATTGGTAGCGGATGAATTAGCGGTTAAGACCTGTCCGTTTGTGCCAACAGGTAATCTTGTCTCTGAGTCAACAGTGTTATAGACAAGCAAGTCACCCTTTGTCGTTAGGCGGTCAGGTGCCAAAACATCCACCTTCTGCCATTCTGAAGCAGCACTAGAGTATTTTAAGTATTGGTCATTGGTTGCTGCGGTTGCGCTGATATCCTGCCCCTGCAACTTAGCAACCGTAACTGCACCAGTGTTTGCCATAGTAGCGTCACCAGACAATGTGGCAGTTGTAAAACCTGACCCATTACCTATAAGCAATTCTGTATCTGCTACGGCTATATTAGCGGGTACACCAGTTGAACTGGCATTCCTTGCTTTGACTGTATTGGCTGGCATATCCGCCAATTCTGCGTCAGCAACACCAGCATCCTTAATGGTTACTGCGCCAGATGAAACAGCAAAGTTATCAGAGGAGAATGATGCAACACCTTTGGCTGATGTGGTTGCGTCTTCCCCCGCTACAGTGAGCGTCGAACCCGTCGCTGAAGTCGCAAGACCTGAGCCACCAGCAACAGTAAGGCTCTCTGAATCCAAATCAATGTCGATAGTACCGCTGTCAGAAATGACGTCCAAATCTTGCGCCGTAACTTGTGAATCGACATAGGCTTTGATTGACTCCGATGTTGCGACAGTGGTTGCACTGGCACCAGACATGGTATCGCTGTCAAGCACAGCAGTACCAGATATTCCAGTATTAACAACCGGACTTGTCAGAGTTTTATTTGTGAGGGTATCGGTGGTTGCCTTACCAACCAAAGTATCAGTAGCGTCTGGTATTGATATTACCCTGTCTGCGGTGGGGTCTACGACGTTTACAGTAGTTTCATGGGCGTCTGCCGTCGCCCCTTCAAATATAACAGCAGCACCGGTATCAAGATTAACTGATGTGGTAGCCTTAACAACCGTTCCCTCAAGTGCGGCAAACGTACCGGCAGCAGCAGAAGTTCCACCAATTACAGTTCCATCGATTGCTCCAGCATTTATATCTACAGTATTAGAAGCCTCTACGCTGAATGGTAATGTAAGAAATGTAGAGCCATCATATATCTTTGCTACATGATTACCCGCTCCACCAGATGTATCGATCCACAATAAACCTTCTGCGATAGAAACAGCGGGAGTGCTAGAAGAAGTATGAATTGCATTGACCGCAATATCAACTGAAGGGAAGGACTGTTTAACAACCTTCTTGATTAGCCTTAACTGGTCATCTCCCTGAGAGACTGGATCAGTGGCCGTTGGATTAGTTATTACTAATTCGTCAATATAGTTTGCGCTTTCTAATGCCATTAGTGATACCCGCCTGTGTTCATAACTCTCAGTTCAGTTCCTGAATGAGAATCTTTATCATCTTGTAATTGTAGGTCTGATATGGCTTTCTCAAAAGCAGCCAGCCACAATGGAACTCTTTGATCATTCATTAGGAATGGCTCTGCTTCTAACAATGATCCATACAAATAAATATCTGGATTATTTGTAAGCATATCGTTAGTAGTTGCTGAGTCTGTTAGGTCAGCAACCTTTGCGTAATAATCAATTTCCAACTGGTATATTGAGTCTGGAACTGGGCCGAATAAAAGATAACCTGCTCTCATTGTATATACCTTGGGCCTTCCGGTTGAATTACCAGCATATACTCTGGCTAGAAGTTCTGGTGAGACATATTGTAGAGGATCAATAGGTCTTGTCTTATCGGATATTGTTCCTGAGGTAAATGATTTATATATTTGGGAGACTGTATCACCGGAATTATGTGTAGCGGCAGTGGTTCCATTAACACCCCTTGTAACTCCTGTTAGGGTATTTGTGGATATTCCAGTATAGTCCATCTGCTCTAAGCCTATCATAACAGTTCCGCTGCTACTAAAACCTCCAGACAGTATTCCGCCTGAAGGGGTAGCGTCACCAAGAACTGCCGTATTCTGAGAGTCTGTCATGTCAGAAGCAAGACTATCAGTAGCCAAAGCAGACTTAGTAAACTTTATGGTTCTAAGTTGAAGGTAATCAGAGGGTAGGGCGTACCTTTTTGTTCCGCCTACCAAAGAGATTACATTAACAGATTCCATAAGCCTAATCCGAAGCGCACGGTTAATCCGTGCCTCCGCTAAGTCTATAAACTCCGGTATCCTGTCTGTTAGATCAGATCGGTCTAACCAGTTTGCCACCGCAGTCTGGAGACTGCTATAAGAATTTATCGCCATCAGTTACCTAATTCAGTAACATAAACCGTTGACGTACCAGTTCCAGTTATTGCGGCTAATTTATGTCCAGAAGAAGCGGTGATTCCTGCCGGTGGAACATAAAATGTATAAGGCCAATCTGCCGTAATAAAAGTAGAAGAGGTAGTCGCTGTTGGTGTAGCAGATTCAAATGCTACAAAACAGTCTTCAGTCGCTGTCACCATTATAGAACTGCAACCATCAGCAAATGCAGACGTCCTTGTGGTGCCACTTGTCGTAGTCGCTGACAAAGTATGAGTTGTAATTGGTAGTAATCCAGCCATCGTT